AAGTAAACATTGTCCGGCGACACGCCTGGCGCAGTCTGGGATGCGATGTTCACATCCATTGCCTGCGTGCCATCCGCCTGCTCGGTGTACCCCTGAACAGCGCCGGCACCCGGGATAATCACGCTCCTCTTAGTAGCCATTTGCGTCCTCTGTGACTGGTTCTTGGGGTTGCAGCATTAGCGCTGTTTCAACTTGGATCTGCTCTGTCTCGGCGTGGGTCTGCTCAATGTCGGCGACCTTCTGCACAGCCTCAATCTGCTGATTGGGGTCTTGCTGCTGCGGCTCGGTCGGCTTCATGGCCTGCATCTGCTTGATGTCCAGATCGCGCGACTTCAATTGCAACTCGCCAGCCTTCAACGCAAATTCCTGCTCGCGGTCGGCCAACTGCTTAGCCTGCTGCTCAAGCTTCTGTTGGGCCTGCTGCAACTGCTGCTGCATTTCCTGCATCTGCTTTTGGACCTGCGGCGGCAGCTGCTGACCCTTCTCCATCTCGTCCAAAATAGCATCCTTGTTGCGGATGCTCGATGCCTGAATGAGCGCTTTGGGCGGAATCGCAATGCCGTTCTTGGCAAGACCAGCCAGCTGCTCGAATTGCTCCGATTGCAGCGTGGAAATGTCGGGGCCTTCCTCAATCACGATGTCGATGTCCAAACCTGATACTTCGTTCTCCACGCCGACGACTTCTTGCAGCCGCGGATCGCCTGGCTGGAGTTGAAGTTGCTGCATCATGGCCTGCGCCTCTTCCGGGGGCAGTTCCTTTAGCTTGTCAGCGAGGGTGATCTGACGATTCAAGCCAACCCACTTGAGATTGCGCTCGTCGTCAGTGATGCGCACCCACTTCTCGCCGGTCCAGAACTGCTTGACCCGCATCCACGTTGCTTCGTACACATCGCGCGAGAACTGTTTCAGGCCGTCTAAGCCTGGCTCAATCTCAACAGCGCCGCCTTGCTGCTGAGCTTGAATCGCTCTGCCGGATTGGGATTCGGTGTTCTTGCCTGCAAGCGCGTTGTTTGGTCCGCTGGCCTGCATCTCCGCCAATGCCTGCTGCAATAGCTGCATTTGGCCCTGCGCCATGTCAGTTGTCGGGATAACGCCGAAGCCCTGACCGAAGACCGTGTCGGCATTTAGCTCTACATGCCCATCCGGCTTGGCTAGCTCTGCCTTTGCCTTCGCCGTGTCCTTGAGCGCGGTCTGGTTGCCGTAGGTCTGACGCACCGACAACAGATGCAGCGACTTGCTGCGGCGCATGTTGATCTCGTCTTGCAGGCTGATCGAAGACCGGATGTCGCCGTAGCGGTTGTTGTCCTGATCTACGTACATCGAGCGCATGATGAGGCTCGAACAGGAATAGCCGTCCTTGTCCAAATACGGAGACACCTGCGGAGGAACAAGGAAACCGCCTTTAGTGAACGTGGCAATCATCCACTCGCCGCGCCATTGGTAATGAACCTGAACGATGCGGATGCGCTTGCGGCGGGAGTCGCACCACATCGCATTGCGCGGCTTGTCGTCAAAGCTGTTGGTGGTGTAGCCGGAAGTCGTGGTGTTCTCAATGGCGTCTAGCGCATCGGGAAACTCTTCCTTTGCGTCAACCACATCCTTCCAGATGACTACGCCTTTGTACTTGGCGTCCTCGAAGTCACGTTCATACGAATGCGGATCCCAGAACAACCGATCCCACGGCACGCGCTTGTAAACGATCTTGTATTCGCCCTTGGAATCGGGCTCCACGACAATATCGACGCCGCCAGTTCCTTCGACTAAGAAGTTCTCGTAAACGTCGGAGCGGATTTCGTCGTAGTCGTTTTGATCGGCCACGAAGCGTAGAGCATCCGTCGCGGCCTCTGCGCCCTGCTCGTCATTGGGATTGCGAGGGAAGGCCTTTGGGTCACTACGCAGCCGGCGCTCAAACCCTTTGAGGAATTCGACCTTCTGCTTGAGTTTGTTGATCGTGAGAATCGGCTGCTTGCGTTTCTTGAGAACAGCAATCTGCTCAGGCGTCCACTGTTCGTTATCGACGTAGCGCCGATCCCGCATGGCAAGCTCACGCGACTCCGAAGACGAATCCTCGGCCTCTTCAAAATAGCGAATGACAGCGCTTAGCTGCGCGGATTCATCGCCTGCGAGGTCGTCGGATTCAATCATTGCGCGCGATTGTATGTTAGAGGCGAATTAAACGCCATTACGCAGTCTTCCAATCTTCTTCATCGGCCATCTCGTCTTTCTCAAACTTCCGATACCACGAATCTTCATAGGCCGCTTTCTTCTCGATCTGAGGCACGATTGCAGGGTGGGCCATGTCAATAGCTTTACCAATCAATGCGGCCAAGTCCACCTCGTCATCGTTCTTGCCAGTCGGGAATTTCAGGTACTGGTCAATTACCTCATCACCCTCAATGCCCTCTGGGATCCAAACGCGACGCATTGACGCCATCGCCTGAAACGGGCCTGCCTTGACTGGTTTAGACGCGCCGTGAGGACTAATGGGCTCAATGCGGACGAAGGTTGAGCGCTCAGCCATCCGACGAGTGACGAACGGGTGAACGGTCTTCCAGTTGTTGTCCGCCTCGGGAAACCATGCGAACGGCTTGTGCTTGCGGACTAGGTCCAGCGCCTTGTCCACCGTCTTATCCATCGTCTCCTGATTGCGAAATCCATCGAGCATGTAAATGTCGCCACTCGGATCGATGCCCCACACCCTGGCTCCAGAGAAGTCGTTGTCGGCCCCGCCGCCTGGAGCATGGTCGCTGGTCATGTACTTGTGCAGATGGCTGGGCTCATCACCCCTGCGATACCTGCGGAACCACTCGCGCTGGAAGAACGTGCCATCTGGAGGGCTGGGCTTCTGTTGGTACAGACTTGACCATGTCCGCGGGTTCTGCTGAAACGGCTTCCAATGCTCGAGCGAAAACCACTCAGGCCACAGCGTTTCGCCAATCTTCCGGCCCAGCGGGTCGTCCCGGCGATCAGCAATCGCAGGCAGGCAAATCACCTTCCACCTGCGACCGTCTCTCCCGTCAAACATGCCCGACTCGCCATCCCAGCCAACGGGAAGGATGCGACCAGCTAGGTCTTCTTCGTGCCAGCGGGTAAGGATCATGACCTGAGGCGCACCCGGAATCAGACGCGAGCAGAAGTCATCGATGTACGCGCTCCAGGTCTTCTCCCGGATCGTCTCCGACTCAGCCTCGGCTCGCCCCTTCATAGGGTCATCGACCACGCCCAATGCGCCACGGTTGCCGGTCAATCCAGAAAGTAGGCCACCGGCCATGAACTCGGACCCGTTCTCTAACGTCCACTGGTGCGCAGCTTTGTTGTCCTGCCGCAATCCAACGCCCATGATATTTTGAAAGCTCTGCGTCTTGATTAGCTGCCTGGCCCGGCGCCCCTGCTTCTCGGCGATCTCACTGGCGTAGCTGGCAAGAATCACGTTGCGCCGCGGCTTGCGGCTCATGAACCACGGGATGAAGACGATGTCGCTGTACGTTGACTTGGCCGAGCCTGGAGGCATCAGCACCATCAAGTTCGGAATTGAGCCGTTCTCAATTCCCTGTAGGTCATCCAACAGCAGTTTGTGATGCGCGGCCAGCTTGGACAACTTCATCACGCTGAAAATGTCTTCGTCCTCTGCATCGGAAATGGGGACGGTGGGAATGTCCACCATGCACGCAAAGTCGGGAAGGCTGCGCTTAGCCAACTCCCGCCGTGCGTTCTGTACGTCAGCCGGCGTTAATCGGGATAGAAGCGATTGCACGCAGCTGTTCGTCCGTCAGTTTGGATGCGTCAATGCCGACCATAGAAACAGGGCCGCCGTTGGGGCCGCTGATTTCGGTCATCGTTTTCTCGCTCCAGTCATCCTTGAAGCGCGCACCCATATTCTTCGACCAAACTGCCGCATTGAAGCCAGGCGTAACCATACCTGTCTGGCCTTGATCTTCCCACCATGCTTGGCAATTCAGCCTCGCCTGCGTAAAGGCGTCGGAAAATTCGGGATGCACCTTGGCCCACTCGTACAACGTGTCACGCGTAACGCGAAGCTGCGAGGCCATCCAGACAACGGATTTGCCCTGGTCGCCCCATTCTTCTATCTGATCGCAGTAGGATGGGTCATAAGCTGAAGGACGCCCAGCCATCAAGCAACCGCCCGTAACCATGCACGATAAGCCAACTCCGGGGTCTCGGCAAAAGCGGCAGTCATGCCCCAAAGGGATTGGCCATCACACACCCAAGGGCCGGCTAGACCTTCGCCGAACACCAGCTTAATGCGCGGCTTCTTAAGCATAACCAACGCCTTCTTCGATGCAAAGAAGCTCGCCGGGCTGAAAGGGCCACTTCGCAGGGCCATACACGAGGTTGCGCATCTTCACCAAGTTCGCCGGAGTGCGTGGCAGCTGAGCCATTTGATGCTCTGCGAGGATCTTCCAAACCTCATGCCACGATTTGTCTTGAGTCATACATACCTCACGTTAGCCTGTTTGCTTTCACATCCAACGAAAGCTGGATCTTGGAAAGAAAAAGGGCTGACGCACTATACGCCAGCCCTAATGTTACACGCCGAAGGGGAAGCGGGCAACTACGAAAAGGTCCCGTCTTTCCGGGCTGTCACAGGTGCTTTGCCTGCCTATCCGGTCTTTCCCGGCGCCATCTCCAAGCCGTTGGGCGATTCACTCCCTGAGACTTAGCGAAATTCTGTCACACGGCGATCAACCCGTGCGGCCCATCGCCGGGACTTAAAGGTGCATCGATTCCAGAAGAGTCTGAACGAACACCCAGTCTTGGCGGACGATGCATTTTACCGCTCATCCTTCATGCAGTCCACTACTGGCAGAGCAATCATGGGAGGAGGTGGCAGTGGCATCCAATGCGTAGGCATGCGCGTGACATCTCCGCAGCATTTCTTATTGACCATCCAATCTGTGTACGCCCACTTGCGAACTTCGCCCGCTTTCATGTCACACATCAGCACAAAAGTGCCCTTGGGTACAGTCTCAATCGGTTGCCATTCCATCATTTAGCCTTTCGCTCCGCAAGTGCCACGCAGCCATAGATCAGGCCAAGCACCATCGCCAACATAAACACAGCGCCCAGCATTTCCCCGAAAGGGCGCCAGAACCAAAACCAAAAGCCGCATTGATCCATCATGCACCCTCCGGCCTTGTCTGCTCCGATGCGCAGTAGTGGCATGGGCACTTTGGGCTATCCATCCCTTCTACGCTGGCAATGAATTGCTCAAACTCGGCGCGATCTTTGAGACGAGGTGCTATCTGCCTTACTGCTTTTTCTCCGGCCTCGATCATAGATGGAACTATATTTTGATTCATACCCGCCGTTCCAGCACAGGGCACGGATGCAGGCTCTTGGCCTCTTCCATGCTGTCAGCAGTTCCTATGACCTCCCAAGATACATCAAAGAACTCGCCGCGGTGACGGTCGATCTGCTTGGTGTATACGATCTTCAAAACATTCCAGTGCTTCATGCTGTTTTCTCGGTTGGTGGGCAGCGGCCCGTTTAGGAAGTCTCTAGTGTGGGGTGTGATGCTTACTGGAAGCTGACTAGCTACGCAGATCTTCAATCAATGCTTCCGTCATTGCCTCTTTGGCGCTCAACCGGTTTGCGTGCACGCTGCGCTCCTTCCAAAAAGGCCACCATCCACGTCTAGATTGAACAGCAAAAAGCAGATAGCCCACTTCTCTTATCCTGTAGTGTCTACTCATCGCTCGCCTCCAATTCCTGTTGCTTGGTCACGCTCTCTGCATACTCGACCAACCTGCGGAGAAGGTCGCTTTCGTAAGCTGGTGGCGGTGGTTTGGGTGGGTGGTTGTGTTGGGTCATGGCTGCTCCTTGGCGTCACGGATCCAAGCGCGATAAGTCAAAGCGCCCAGCACAAAGCCTAAGACATAGCAGCCGACGCCTAAAAGCAGTTGAGCGCTCATCGCACCACCGCCACTTCTACGCAACGGTGATGGTTTGACCTGATCCGAGCAATAGTGCGGTGCACGTAGCGCTCAAAGTCTGCGCACGACACGCTCTGCCGTTGCAAATCTGCGTAAGCGTACAAATCCCTGAGCGCGTCAATCTCACCAGGCATGGCCTCAATCTTTGAACAGCGCTCAAAACGCCGCATGATGGCCAATATGGCTTCTTGCGCCTTAGCACAAGCCGGCAGCGCTTCGGGACCTATCCCTGCATCCGCCATCGTCTCGCAGACATTGAGGCAGTCCGACATCCCCCGAAGATCTGCAAGCGATCCTGCACCACTTGCGAGCGCCTCGATCTGGCTAAGCTCAAGCATGCGGATCTTGTCCAGAACCTTGGGATGGGGCAAAGCCACACCACCAATGACACGGCCGACGATGTTGGCGTTCGGCGTCCAGACTTTACGTTTGCAGCGCTTTCGCGTCATGCTGGCCTCCACGACCTAAGTTCGGAATAACCCACGCTAGACGAGACATAGTGCGTACCGTCAAGCGCCTTGGAAACCATGCAGGCGACTTCCTTGCCATCATGCGTAAGCCCGATGAATCGGTATCCGCGGGTATTGGGAAGCAGGGCCAAAGGCTTGTAGCGGCTCATGCTAAATTCTCTTGTGTGCGGGCGCGAATAGCATCGGCACATTCAGCCGCAGCAAACCGTCCGTCCGGTATGTAGAAAAGAGGCCCCTCAGAATCAGCAGCAAGCTTCTCGCAAGCTGACGCGCATGCTTCTCGCTCTTTTGCCACCTCCTGCGCTGCGTAGGCCTTAGCGTAGTCGTGCATCTGTTCGGTGTCGTAGCAGTTTTCCCCTACGGCTCCCTCTGCGCCAAGCCAGTCACCTGACCTGTAAAGTGGCTCCGGCAACTTTGGCATCTTTTCTGCGCTCATGCAGCTCTCCTGTTAATCAGATCAGTAAACAGCCCACTCATCCCGCCGTATTCCTTCCAGCTGCGCCCAGAACGGATGTCCACAATCGTCCCCTTGCTAACCCCGGCCTTCTCAGCAGCGATGCGCGCAACTTCATTGCTCTCACGGATCTCCCGGACGCGCTCTGGAGTCAGTGCGCCACCCTTCCTGCGTGACTCGGCGATCTTCTTGCGGTGCAGTAGAGAAAGCGATTTGTTGCGGGTTGAATCGCCGCGGCCAGCCTTTTTCATGTGCTTTACCTCAACGCAAGCATCCACCCCGCACTTCATTACGATGATGTCGCTATAGCCTAGGCGGCCACGCTTAGAGGCCACCCAGCCCATGCGCCGGACGCTAGTGGGGTTCTCTTCACCAGCCCGAACAGATGGCCCGCGGATAGGGTCAATGTAGCCACCCCAGATCAGACAGCCTCCGTCATCTACCGCGGATCGCGCCCGGATCATGTCCAGCAGATACGCCGGCTCTGGCTCGTAGTCGGGCAGTACGAAATGCGGCCTGCGGTGGCGCTGTACGACCTTGATGGCACCTTCGGCTATCAGGGCGTCCATCAATGCGCGCAACGGTGCTTTGCGGCGCTTTGGGATGCCTTTGGCAAGCTCTGCGTAGGTCACTGGCGCCGACTTGATGCGGGCCATGATTTCGTCTCGGCTTGGCTGGTTCACTTTGCAGCCTTCTTCGTCTCCAGCTCAATCAGCAAGCCAAGGAAGTGCTGCGCCTTTTCCAAATCCGCAATGCCGCCTTTTTCCTTCCACCGGCTGACGTACTTGACAACACTGCCTTCAACAAAACCAAGACCATTTGCATGGATGTATTCCACGGGCTGGATAGACATGCCTTTGTAGTGGTCACCGCCGATTTGAACGTCTAGCGCACTGTCGGCTTGCACCATGACGGACAAAGGAGGCATAGCAAGCGAGACGACGCGGTAGGCGCTCCACGACTCATTCCACAGCACATCGCGCGCTAATGCTGCCCAGGTATCGCCGTTTCGATTACGCATCTCGACCCCGGTACCGCCTGACACCGGACATTCCCCACCCTTCCACTCAATCCATCCTTCGTTCATTCCTAATCCTTCTGCAGTTCATCTGCGTTGTGTGGCTCTATGGTGCAGGGTGTTCCTGACACGAGCCTGACTTGCGAAGCTCTTTCAGCTTTTGCGCATAGGTGGCCTTGATCGCTATCAGCTCTTCGCGTTGCCACTTGTGCGCTTCGTTGCTCGCCTCCAAGCGGTCCACCTCCGCCACTCCAATTCGTCGGAGTAGCCCCAACCGGTAATCCACTGCTCGGCCTGCACCCCACCGGTTGCAGAACTTGCGTTGCCCATGAGCATTGAACTCATCGAACCGAAGGTGTGACGCACTTCCTGTAGATCGGTAGTGCCCGCAGTCATACGCGCCGCCCACATCTCCCTCGCCAAGCGGCCTATCGCAACAGATACAAGGTTTAGCCGCATCGCGTGTCCTTATGAAAGCGTTAAAGGCCACCTGGGCCTCCTTGATAAGCATCGGAATCGTCTTCATCCCGTCCAACTTTTGCTTCGTCACCCGCTTGTCCGCAGCCGCATCCTTCTTGCGCTTGGCCTCGGCCTTCTTGGCTTGCTTCTCTCTGTGTGCTGTGTACCAGGCATCTACGCAGTCAGGGTGGATGCGTAGGCCGCGCTCCTCGGGGGTGAAGCGGACTCGACATTGAGGGCACTTGGCGGGTGTGCGGTTCATGCAGACTGTTTGCCGTAAACGGCCTCCGCCCCTGACAAGCCATCTCTCAGCCGGCGAGTAGAGATTTCTTGATCCTTACATCCGACACGCTTGGCCCACTGGCTTTGGGTCAGTTTTTCGCCGTCGATCTCGATCCAGACATTGTTTCGCTTGTTGACTGCTTGGACATTCATAGTGGCCCACCGGCAGTTCTCAGGGCAATAGTTTCCGTTGGAGTCAATCCGATCCAACGTCATTCCAGGCGCAGACTCACCCATATCCTCGAAAAATGGCAGAAACTTTTGCCATCTATCGCATACCGTAATGCCGCGGGCTCCGTACCAAGCGTATTGGGTGGATCTCGGATTTTGGCAACGCGTAATCATGTTGACCCAAGCGCGGTAGGTCTTGTTATTTCCGCCGGCTGTGCAGCCGTGAATTGTTTTGCTTGCTCTGACACCGGCTGCAGCACGCTCTTTACGAAGACAGCCGCACGATTGAGTGACGCCACTTCTCAGAGCATATCCAGCTGACGTACTTTTTCCGCCACAATCGCATAAGCAATTCCAATGGGTGCTGCTTGATTTCTTTGCGGCCATGGAAAGCACTACAAGCCGGCCAAAACGCTTGCCAACCATCTCAATGACAGGAGTTCCCACGTTTAATCCTCCATCCAATCTGGTGCCGAAAATTTGACGTTCCGCTGTGCTCCGAACGCCTCGATAAGCTCTTGAAGCTCTGACATCTCGCCTTTGGTCATCTTGCTCGTTGACTGGCCCAGCACGACAAAACCGCCGTCAACGCCAGGCACGACATCCTGCTTTTTCATCGCCGCGGTCATCACAGATTTCCACTCTTCGTCGGACAGTTTCCTGCCATACCAATCGACCTGCCTTGAAAGATCTCGCAACATTGCCCACAGCCGGCGGTTTTGCTCAAGGCTTCTAGTTGCTGGAGCTACAGAAAAAACGAGAGGGCCATTTCCGCTGAGATACCAGCGTTTCGCATCCTTTGCCAGCGCAGTCATGAACTCGTGCGCGGATTGGTAGGTGGCCGCGGATTGAGAGCGCTTCACAATGCAAACCCAATCTGCTCTGCTGGCTTGCGTAAGTCTGCAAACAGGTTTCCTTGCTTGTATGCTTGCTCAATTCGCCTGCAAGCTATATCAAAATGCTTCTCGTCTTTCTCGATGCCTACAAACTCTCTGCCAAGCTGCAATGCGGCCACGCCCGTTGTGCCCGAACCCATAAAAGGATCGGCTATCGACTCGCCAACCTGGGTGAAATCGCTGACCAAAGCGGAGATTAATTGCAAAGGTTTTTGCGTAGGAACTTCAGATCCCGCATGCACAGGGAACGTCCAAATACCTGCACCTCCGCCCCTGTTCCATAATTTCTTCGTCGCTCCACTATGAAGAATAAGAACTGTCTCAAATCCTTGCGCCGGCCGGTCTGCACTTATCTGAGGCATAGGATTCGGCTTTACCCAAGCGCCCAATCTCACAAACTTCTCCGACTCATACCATCGCGCTGCATGTTTGTAGTCGCACGTTGCAACAACCCAACCGTATGAGACACCCAAGCAAGCAAGCATTACAGCGTCAAACTGCTCACCATCAAGACATGCAAACGTGACAAGACCAACACCATGGCCGGCGCCTTTGTTGGTTTTGGCCATCTTGTGCGTGTTTGCGGAATAAGGGGGGTCAGTTATCACATGGTCTACCTCAGGCAAACACTGCATGATTTCCATGCAATCGCCAAGGTACAGCTTTGCGCTACCTATAGTCTCAACCCTCATAGCTTCGCCCCAATTGCATCGCCCGTCACGCGCAAGCTCCATTCGACCAACTGCTGCGTAATGCCTTCGGATTCGTCAGCACCGGCTTTCCAAAGGTCAAGGATGCGGTTTGCTTCGGCTTCTTCATGATTCATAAGCTTATTCTTCATGGATAACCTGACTGCTGGCTGACAAACGGTTGCTAGCCATGTCACTCAGCGAAACTAGCGAAACCTTTACTCCGTTAGCGCCCCCGCCGCGATACACCAGCCGGGCCAGTTCAACATCACCCACAACAGCAGGCTTAGGCGGCTTCATGCCAATCTTTTCGTACTCGCTATCCGGCGACCTATCGCCCGCAAGACGCCGCGGATAGTCAAATGCGCCCTTCTCCGCATAGGCTTTGTAGGCGTTCTGAAAACGACGCTGGAGATGGCTTAACTCGTCCGTCTCGATCCGGCACATGGTCGGCCAGCCGCCGCAGTCCTGCACAGCCGCATGGATCGCAGGATCGTCAAACACAACATCGGTATAGGCCCCAACAGACGACATGGCACCGAAAGTCTTACCCCACGCTAATGCGGCTTTATCCGTTGTCGTACCTTCAAGAATGCGGGCGAGGTCGGCGACCTTGGGAGGGAAGCGGCCTTGATCTGGATCCTTGGCATGCCTCTCAAACGCCTTGCTTACCTCCTCAAACGAGAAGGGCGCAAGTGCGCTCCAGAACAGGCCCTGCGTGAAGTCGGAACGGTCCTGACGGTAATACGCCATCACATCGGCAAAGAGCCGCTCAAATCGGTCTAGATCGTCAGTTCGCATTTGCTTGCTCCCTCATCTTTGCTGCCCATGCGCTGGATCCGGCGCGGTTCCGCTCTTCTAAGGCTTCTTGCTTGTTAACCACTCCGCCATGCAATGGTCGGGCATCGTGCTTGGGTCGGTAAACCGTCCGCCAACTGTTCATGACTGCGTTCTGCAAAAGCTCGGTTGCGTCAAAGCCTTCATCACAAAACTTGCGAAGCTCTCTAACAACCCCCGCCGCAGCTGCATCGGTAAACGGAACACCCCTGATAGCTTTCCTCATAACGACGAAATCTCGCCAAGCATCGGCAGGAATCCAGTCAGGAGCGACGAAATGAGCTTTAGAACCTTTAGGTTCTTTCTTCTCTTCTCTTATCTCCTCTTCTCTACTCTTATCTAGCGTTCGGTTGCGTTCGCCCGCGTTCGGTTGCGTTCGATCTGCAGATTTTGATTGTTTTTGGGCTTCTCGCCATGCCTTCGCTCGCTCGGCGGAGCCGTCTTCTCGTGCAGGTTGACGCTTGGCCCAACCACAGACGATTTCGCCATCCATGACGCGGCCCTGCATGGCTTCTAGGATGGACTGAACGCACTCGGTACTCACATCAAGCGCAGTTGCTATGTCTTCGCTGTTCGGTTGCGTTCGACCGCGTTCGGTTGCGTTTGATGCGTCCACAAGGACATGAAGATAGACGGCCATGACGTTGCCAATTGACTGACCAGAAACGCGCGCAATGGTGCGCCATTTCGGATCGTTAGGCATATCCGTCCACAGCCGCAGCCAGGGATGATTCATTAGGGGTTTCTCGCTTCTCGCACGCTTCGTTTGAAGGAACTGCCGGCAGGCAGAAGCGAAATGCTTTTCGGTGCGCTCATGACTTCGCACCTAGCCGGGTTCTTGGTGTGACTTTACTCCGTTGCAGGCTGGCGCGCAAGCTCTGGGAGAGAATTCCACCAATCCTCAATTTCCTTGGCGTTGTAAAAGTAGGGCCGCATGTTGCCGTGGACAGGCTTGGGGCCGTGGTAGTTGGACATCAACGAGCGGAAGCGTGGCGCCGAAAGGCCTTTTGCGAACTTGAATTCTGCAGCCTCAACCAACGGCGGTCGCTTGCCTGGCGTAGAACGCCAGCCGCCCACGGGATTTAGCTTCATCCGCATCATTCATCCTTCCGTTTCTCAGTTTCATAGCGATCTGCCAAACCCTTTGCGTCTGGGTGCCGCATCCAATCCAGCACAAGCCGGTTGAGAGCGATGTCGCAATCTAGGCAGATCGGTCGGTAGTTGTTGCCGTCAGCGCATATCTGCCACTGGAAGGCCGCTGGAGCCCCGCAACGGATGCAGGACAGGCGCCGTATGCCTTGGGCTGTGTAGGGCTGGCGGCGGGTCTTGTGCCAAGTCATGGCTGCGGTATGCGATACGTCACGGCGCCGGTATGGGTATGCCCCGTCTCATCCGTCCAGTCCGGCGCCCTGCTCACGCCACGCTCAAAATAAGCGCGCTCGTAGTAGGCCGCGGTTTCGGCAACCCGCTCCCAATAGTCTTTATTGGCGTAGCGCCGTTCTTTACGGCGTTGCTTTGCGTTCATGTCTTCACCTTTTCCTGGAGAGTGTTCATATGCGCGCACCACAGCTGAGCAGCTGGGGACGACATGACTTTTCCTGTAAAGCACCAGAAAGGTGACCAGCGCCAGCGCTTCTGAATGCGCCAGTCCCCAAAGAAATCGTCGTTGCCTTCTTGAACGGCTCGGTATACGTATCTCATGTCTTCACCTTCTTGCGCTCATGGCGCGTTGGTTGATCCGAGACGCGCTCAAACACCCACTGATTGAGCTTGTATAGCGTCTGTTCTGTTGGCCATGCCCCCGCACGGAAGCGCATGAACGTCCGCAGGGGGATGCCGGCCTCTTTCGCTGCTTGCGTTGCATTCAGGCGCAACGCCAAACCTCTGATCTGATTTATGTCCATGCGCCATTGTGTGCCGCTGGCGACATCCGGTCAAACGAAATTTATTTCGCAGACCTGTTGCGTTGCCGTGCCGCACGTGGCATAGTTCATTCACACCAACCGAAAGCAGCAAATGAACTACGACGAAGCAACCCAAGCAACCATCAGCCGCGCAGCAGCAATCGCCGAGGTCCGCCGCCATCACTGCGATGTGTCCGAGTTTCTTGCTGACTGCGGGGATCACACCAGCTATCAGGGCGGCGCTGTGCTGGCCTGGCTGGGCTATTAAGGAGCCACTATGCCAACAGACTACATCCACGAGCGCGGCATCTACCTCAACGACAGCAATGTCGCCCTCGATCTGCCCTCCATCCAAGCAGGTAAGCACCTGGACTACCTGATCCTGACCAACGTTCCATCTTCGGGAATGGTGAAGGTGGGCCAGGCAACCATGACGCTAGAAATCTTCGACAAGCCCGAGGGCGAAAGCCCCGAGCGGCTACGTGACCTGTTGGCCCAGCTGCGGGAAACCAATCGCAGGGCCGAGATCGCGCTTATCCAGAAGCTGGAGCGTGTGCAGGCTTGGGCTCCTAGCGAGCAGGATTTGGAGGATGCGAAGGATCTGCAGCGGACTGAGCCACGGGCAGAGCGGTACAAACTTCAAGGAGAAGAAGCATGAGCAAGATTCGAGTTACCCAGCAGCAGCGCGATAACCTGCTTGATGCGCTGAATGTGATGTGGCCTAGCGTTCCGCCAGATAATGTTGCGCCGAACCTTTATACATTTATTGAAGGGGGATACGCAAAAGATATTGACTGCGGTACTGTCGCCTGTTTTGGCGGTTGGTGTTCGGCCTGGCCAGCTTTTATTTCCCAAGGGGTTGAAAGGGAAATCGACGGCGTACCCTTCATGGGAAAGTCCTATCCCGCCCGGAAAATAGGACTTGAGGTGGCAAGTGTGCTGTTCGGCTACAGCATATTCAGTGTTCGGGGAGGCTGCCAAGCGGACGATGATTTTATTGGCACCGATCACGCGCTAGTGACCAATCGGATGCAATGGCTTCTGGAAAACAGCGAAGTTGCAGCATGAACCAATTCCGCCTCCTTCTCGCGGGCGTCCTCGTGGCGTGCGTTCCCTTTGTTGTTTCTTATCTGGTGCTGTGATGAAACCAATCCCAACTACCCGTCCGCCCAGCGTATGGCGTGTCCTGCTGGAAGTCTTGGGCGGCATGCTAGTTATCTATGCCATCGTTAACTACATAGTGGAGGCTTTCAATGCAGTCTGATCGCTTCACAAAACTGCTGCTGGCTTGCGGCGTCATCCTAATGGCCGGCTGCACCTATGACGATCCGCCAGAAAAACGCCAATGGGCCATCGACCAGTGCGTTAGGGCAGAGTTGTTCAAGCAATGTATGACGCTCTTGCCAGCTGGGCCGCAGTCTACGAAGTACAACGATTGGGACGACGTTGTTGAATCGTGCAATGACGTCTCTCGCGTTCAAGCGGCCCGCCGCATTGAGTTTGTCAAACCCGAATGCCAGGATTAATCATGAGCCGCGATCTCTTCACCCAAGGCTACGGCATCGACCACCTGCGTAAACGCATGTGCATCACCCCAACGCAATACGGCGCAGCGATAGTGGCCTACAAGCGCACCGTCCGCCGCATCAAGCCGGCTTATCTGAACTTCGCTGCGGGAGTGCTTGCGGGTGCTGCTGGGGGTGTTTGGCTGGCTTTGGAGTTGGCACGATGAGCGACTATCCAGAACTGCCAACACCTGATTCTTACCTTTTCCAGCATGAGGAGACTGGTCTAACCCAAGTTGTTGATGGCCAGCAAGTGGAATGGGGTTTTGAAAACAATAATCCCAGACTTCGCCGGGTTGGCGGCATGTTTACTGAAATGCAAATGCGTGCATACGTGCGGGCTGACCGAATCATGCGGGCGGGATGGTTGCCGATTGAGACGGCCCCGGAGGATGGCACGGCAATCATGGCATTTTGGCCTACCGGGACACCCGGATTGGTCCACGCACGGTGCTATGGCCTTGCTTTTAAAGGCAGAGAAGGATGGCTATCCACAGAGGATGACAGCCCAATTTTAGTTTGGCCGACGCATTGGATGCCGCTTCCGACGCCCCCGAAAGCCTGACATGCGCTACCCAGATCGCAAGGATGACGACTACCCCCGCGCAAAGTACGTCTGGATCTACTTTGCGCTCGGCTACCTGCTGTATTTCGCCTGGCTGGCATGGTGCCGGTTCGGCTAACCAAGGAACATCCATGGACGAGCCCGACATTGCGGTTGATCCCAAGCTGCGCGCGCATGTGGCGTGGCTGCTGCTGGCGATCTATGGAGCGTTTTTCGGCGGTCTGGCTTGGTGGTGTTGGTAAGGGTGCAGTAAGGATACGCAGGCAGGATCAAGTCATGAACCAAAAGCAGTATTACCGTTTCTTGCGGTCAATCTACCTCGTGAATTGCAGCCAAAGCCAAGCTCGGCGGCAGGCGTTCATTGAGGCAACGGCAGCGATGCCCTTCTGAGCAAACATGAAAACCATTGCACCAGCCTTTGTGAAGGCCAAGAAAGCTTTTAGTCCGGCGCTCAAGGACAAGACAAACCCGGCCTTCCGCAGCAAATATGCCGACCTTGGGGCTTGCCTTGAAGCCGTGAACGATGCGTTGCTGGAAAACGGCATTGCGTTGATCCAAGAAACGCACGAGGACGCAAGCGGAGTGACCGTGGAAACCGTATTGCTGCATGAGTCTGGTGAATGCATCAAAGGCGGTCGCCTGCATGTGCCCGCATCCAAACAAGATCCGCAGGGTTATGGATCGGCACTCACATACGCCCGCAGGTACTCGCTGATGGCCATCTGCGGAATCGCACCTGAGGACGACGACGGCAATGCAGCGAGCAAACAAGCTCCTGCCCCCACGCAACGTGATGACAGCCCCGCAGCACGCGCAGCACGGCTTAAGGCGGGTGTTGCTGACGGCGATGCAGAAGGCGCAGCTAAGGCGGTTGCAGGCTGGCCACAAGAGTTGGTGGATGCCGTGTGGCCTCTGCTTGATGAGCAAACCGCCGAGCAACTCACGCGCAACTGGCCAAAGGGTTAATCATGACCTCTCTTTACGAAATCGCCACCGCATTCAAGCAAGACGCCGAAAAGCTGGCC